ATTTAAAAAGTAACAATTTATGGAACTCAATTACTCAAGCAAATATATTGTGCGGAACAAGTAGCCTTGCTGGATGTTTAATACCAATTAAAGGTGCAACTCCAGTAAACAATAATTTTGTTAGCGGAGATTATAGTGTTACAACAGGACTTAATTCGGGAGCAACAAATACTAAATGGCTAGATACAACAATTTTAGAAAGCTCTTTTTCATCTAATCCAGATTCTGTAGGAAGACATTTTTTTATTGCTGGCAGTAGCTTTGTAGCACCAATAGTAGCAAATAAATATTTAATTGGGTCTTCTTCTACTGGTGGTAGTAGGATTTATGCTCCATCTATAGGACTTTTAAATATTTCTGGGCAACTAAATGTTGGAACAACAACTGTAATTGGAACTGTTTCTATTTTGTCAAATAGAATTGGTATATCTAGGCAAAGTGGTACTTTAAATAGATACCTTAATGGCACTTTAACTTCTGGATCAAATCCTATTGGTACTATAACAACTACAAATACTATTGGCGTATTTGCGGCTCCCGGTCAATCAAGAGTTAATATGCAAATGCAATTTTATTCTTTTGGTTATTTTGCAAATTTAACAACATTAGATAGTGTGGTATCAGCAATGATCTCTGCAATTGTATAATATGAACTGGCTAATCGTTACCCTAGAAAAAAAGATTGAATTAGATGCAATTAATGCACAATTCACAGATCGTAAAGCTAGTCCCCAAATTACAGATGATGGTACAATGATTATCTGGGATGATCTTCTTTTAGACGATTATTGGAAAGATTACCATGATCTCCTTAAATCATTGGATGTTTATGATAAAGACCCAGTATGGCCTATAATTCCAGAATAGTATGAGCAATAATTCTCCTTCTACAGATATATCTGGTAGCACATCTGCGGCTGGAGCTTTGGTTTCTTTAACTAGCTTTGTTGTTGCTTTCTTTAGTGAATCTCATATCTGGCTACAGAACCTTGGATTAGTTGTTTCTGTAACTGCTGGTGTTATTGGTATAACAGCATTTTTTTACAAATTTATCAGTTCAATAATAGGATTTTTCAAAAAATGAGAAACTTTTTTATTATTTGTTCGTCATTATTTCTTATTGGATGTGTTAGCAATGAGAAACAATCATACTTTCCTCCATCTAGCATTTCACTTAACCAATCAGTAGCCAAAGCAACGAGCAAGGTTGCGGCTGTAACTCCGTTTGTTAAACCAGAGGGAGCAGTTGCATTAAAAGAACTATCCAATGCTTTGTTTGATGCCCAAGTTGAAGTTGGAAAATATGTAGGACAAGTAGATGAACAATCTAGGGAACTTGCCAAGGCCCAGAACGATGTTGTTTATTGGCATGGCAAACAGGAGAAGGCACTAAAAGAATTGTGGTTCTGGAGGTGTCTTGCTTTGTTCACAATCTTGTGTGTAGTCATTTATATCGGTGCTAAAATGTCATGGCGGCTTCTTCTATAATTGAAGGAAAGCTCACGCAAAAGCCCTTGGAATCCAAGAAGGCCGTGTACGCACTCATTGCGGCTGGCTCTGTTCTGCTTGTTTTTGGCATTTCTGCTTTTCTTATTCTCTCACATTCAGAGCAAGCAAAAGAGATCGTGGAATTGGCTAATCTTGTCGTACTTTTCTTTGGTGCTTTAGTCACAACCCTTATTACAGGACAGGCTTGTTTAGATTGGAAAGCTGTATCTGCTCTTCAACATATAGATATGGATCAAAAAGTGGTTTCTAATGCGCAAGCCCCAGAGGTTCAAATAAAATCAAAGTCTTATAAATCAAAGTATTACGAAAATGACGGCATACTTTCGTAATAAGGTAATACCTTTCCTGTGGGAATGGGAGGGAACTGTATTTGAGAATGATCCAGATGATCCGGGTGGAGCTACAAAATATGGAATTGACCAGAGATCACATCCCAATGTTGACATCAAAAACCTAACGGCTGAAGAAGCCACGGATATATATTGGCAGGAATGGGTAAAGGATGGATGTGAACATTTACCAGCACCGTTAGATTGGCTATTCTTTGATGCGTGTGTAAATTGCGGCATAGGCCGAGCGCAACAGTTCTTAAATGCATCTGCTAGAGATCCAAAGAAATTCCAGCAAGAGAGAAGCGATTTTTACACAAGACTAGCGGAGCAAAAGCCAAGACTAGCCAAATTTAAAAAAGGATGGTTGGCGAGAGTAAATGACTTGAGTAAAGTTGCTGGCGTAGTATAAGATATAGCCCAAATGCAATTTCCCCAATCACAATGTTGCAATAATGCAACTTACCAAGACAATTGTTTTACTGGTTGTGGTCAGACCATGCCCATTGTCCCGGGTACAAATCCTGCTATTCAGACATGGAATGGGCAAAATTTTATTGTGGCTGATGGATCTAATATAAATCCAATTTCTCTGCCATTTCTTCAGCAAACAACCAAAGCAAATATACAATTTGTTGTTGGTATAACAGCACAAGGAACTCTTGTATTGGTTCCTGTATCTTCATTTGCTTGATATGCCTTGTTTTAATACAGTTCCAATAAGCATTATTCCTCCTGTATCGCAAGGAGTTGCGCCTCTTCTATGGCAAAATGGTAATCAAATTACTCGTTTGAATATACCATTGAACCCATCTTTTTTGGTTTATGATGGAACAATAACTCGTTGGGGGGATGGATCGGCACAGGCTCCTGTTTATCTTCCAAATATCCAAGAAGTAAATGGCCCTACTGTAACATATGTTGCTGGCATTACTTCCACAGGACAGCTTGTTAAAACCATTGGAGCATCTGGAACGGCACTTGTGGGTGGAGTAGCTGGATCAATACCATATCAAATAGCACCAAGCACAACAGGATTTACTGCGGCTGGAACAAGCGGTCAATCGCTTCTATCTGGAGGAACTGGCTCTCCTACATGGGGAACGCCAGCACAGGCAACAAATATTGTTGGTGGTACGGCTGGATCAATACCCTATCAAACAGGGAGTGGGGCAACTTCATTTACGGCTGTTGGAACATCTGGTCAAGTTCTTGTATCCAACGCAGGATCAGCACCAACTTGGTCAACCAATATTAATGGCAATGCCGCAACTGCCACATTAGCAACAACTGCCACAACAGCCAATGGCGTTGCCGCTGGATCTGTTACTCCTGCTGGATTATCTGCAAGTGTTGGGTCAAATGCTTGGTTGATTAAGACAACAACCTATACTGCTCTTGCTGGTGATCGCATATCAGCAGATACATTCACTACTGGAGCATGGACATTGACATTACCTACCTCTCCTGCATCTGGAACAATTGTTACTATATCTGATGGTGGCAATTATTGGTCTACAAATAATCTTACAGTAGCCCCCGGTGGTGCAGATACAATTAATGGAGTTGCACAAAACCTTATCTGTAATACAAGTGGATTTAGCTTTTTTGTATTTTACAATGGAACAACTTGGAGAGTTCTGGTATAAGTCTTGACTACCAAATAAAAACCCTATAATTCTTTAAAAATGTCTTGTGGATGTAACAACAACGGATGGGGAGGATGCGGTTGCCAAGGAACTGTCCAATACGCACCCCCTGCTTGTAACCCTAATTTCCCTACTACTTGCACATCTCTAGGTGCAGGAACAATCGTCCGTGTAGTTGGAGAAGATTCTAGCTCCTGCAAATATACAGTACCTACTCTGGCTTCCAATAGCATACTGTTTTACAATTCTTCTACAGCTTTAGTTACATGGGCTGATGCTTCTGTTGCTACACCTATTTTCCTTGGAAATGGATCTGGACAAGCAACGGCTTCCGCATCTTGCCAACTTCAAGCAACTACGCCTACTGGTCAGCTAGTTACATTTAAACCAAGCACTTCTACTGAAACCCAATTCCCTGTTGTTTCGCCATCTGGAACTACAACAAATTGGGGAACTGTTGAGAGCATTATTCCAAACCAAGGAATTGTTTACAAAACAGGATCGGTAGCAGATGGATCACTTTCTGCAAATACTGTTTATCAACTTACTGGAACATCTGGTCAGTATGTCTCTTTTGATGCACTTGGTAATCCTACTGCGGTTGCTCCTGTATTAAACCAGAGCTATGTTCAGAAGTCTGGTAATTACCAAGCTGTTGCTGGTGATCGTATCGCCGCAAATACTTCTGGTGGAACTTGGACGCTTACTCTTCCAGCCGCCCCTGCAACTGGCACAGTAGTTACTGTTGCTGATTCAAACTATTCATGGACAACCAATAACCTTACTGTTGCTCCTTATTCTGGAAGCACAATCCAAGGATCGGTTCAAAATTTCATTGGCAATACTTCTAACTGGCAAGTAACATTTTTCTTTACTGGAACAACTTGGTCTATCATACTCGCATAAATTATGAGCGACATTAAATTAAGCAGTTTGTTTGGAATAACTGGATACCCGATGAGATCGGGTTTATCTAATTTTTTTAATATTTCGCCATTTACATATACAGCGGTAACTACATACCCTGCACCTACATATAATGACAATGGATGGTTTAATACAACCACAGGAAGGTTTACACCACAGGTTGCAGGATATTATCAAATAAATTATTTGGTTGCTTATTCGCAAACGCCTATAACTGCAAGTAGCGCACAGTCTCTTATTTATAAGAATACTGCTAGTTGGAGTGGAGCCTCTATACCTTCCTCTATCGGTTACCCTACAGCCCAAGGTAGTGATATTATTTTTTTAAATGGAACAACCGATTATCTTCAATTATATGCTTATCACACTTCTTCATCAACATATGTAGGTGCATCCGGTGCTTTCTCCGCAGTTCTAGTATCAAATCAATAATATGAACCTGTACGACAAAATAATTAAATTATACCCTAATTTAAAGCCAGAAGATTTTTTTACTAATGGAACAATTGTTCTTCAAAATGATGGTCAAGGGGATTACATAAAAAGCTGGAAAAATACAGAGTACCCAGAGCCTACTCAAGAACAGCTAGACGCAGTAGATTCTGCGGCCTAATTTAGGGCGCATGATTTGCGCTAATTAATTTATGGCTAATGACACTAGAGTTTATGACGGCACAATTGCAACAATCGCAATGGATGCTGAATCAAATCCAAGTGTTATCCCGCCAACATTTGTTTCTTCTTGCGTAAACCGTTCTTTCAGACAGGGAGTAAATGCTACTCGCCCTCCGTTTGCTGATCTCCAAATTAATCTTGCTTACGGCTATCCAGAGTCAACTTTAACAGATTTCCAAACTGGTAACTTCCAAGGGGCTTTAGCTTACAAAGCAATTTCTGCTGGATCGGTAGATGGTATCATATGTGCAGTAGCAGGAACAATTTACTTCATCTCCATAGTAAATAATGTCTGCACATTGTATCCTATCATTTCTGGCAATGATCCAACGCTTATGCACACATGGTTTGTGCAAGCAGAAAATTGGGTTTACATCCAAAATGGCTATCAGAATCCTATTGCGTGGAATGGAAATATCTCTGGTGAACCTACCAATTTACAGGCACAGGGACTTGTTTCTGCAAATATCAAACTGACTTGGGTTGGTAATGCTCCGGGTGCAACATTTAACGAATTGCAAGTTCAATCTGGAAACACGCTTTTTACATCTTTTGCAAAAATACCCTACGCACAAGATTACTATACCTATATAGTTCCAGCATCAACTACGGAATATTCATTTAGGGTAAGGTCAATCTATCCAGATGGGTCTTCTACTCCTTGGTCAAACATAGCCACAACTACTGTTGATACATCAACAATTACACCAGCATCTCCTAATAATGCCTTTCGATTAAATCCAGCGGCCCTCCAAATGCCTATTGGAACGATAATGGCATACGCATATGGAAGAGTTGCAGTAAGTACCGCACAGAACAATATCTACGTTTCTGACATTATTTACGGAAACGGATTTACGGATACAGCAAACACGCAAAACTTTACAGAACAAACCTATTGGGCCGAAGGTGGTTCTTTTACTCCCCCTGCAAATTTAGGTTTGATTACTGGAATGCGAGTAATGCCATCCTTGAACATCAATGTGCGAGGACAGGGAGAACTGGTTATCTTTTGTGAAAATGGATCGTTTACTTTGGATCTATCGCAAGATCGTGCTACATGGCAAGCCAACAACATACAAAAAGTTTCATTAATTGGTCGTGGATGCCGATCCCCTTGGAGTATTACTGGAGTGAACAACGATGTGTATTTCCGTTCTGATGACGGATGGGCATTCTACAACAATGCTCAAGTAGATTTTTACCAAGCACTTTCATTTAAGAAAATATCTCGTGAGGTTCAACCTTGGGTAAATTATGACACTCCTTGGTTGAGGCAATTTGAATCAGCAATGTTCTTTGATAACAGACTGATTGCTACTGTTTCCCCCTTTACTGTTGCCAATAAAAATTCAGCATATGGGCTTCATCGTCCTAGCAGGGCAATGATTGTTCTGGATGTGGAGATGCCAAGCAAAACGGAAGCTGAAGCCTCTTTGCCTACTAGATGGAATGGTCTATGGGAAGGGCCACAGCCTACGCAACTTCTTACTGCCCAAATCAATGGTGTTCAGCGTGGCTTTTGTTTCTCATTTGATGCAGATGGCATTAATCGTATATACGAACTTCAGAATAGTAGCGTATTGGCTACAGGCGTTGATGATTACTCACAAGTTTACGGAAGCGTACCAATTAAATCATTTTTCATTACAAAGCGGTTTGACTTTACTC